TTAAAGCCAGTTTCAAGGAGTCTGTATCCAAATCATGGACACCACCAAGAAGTTCTTGTTTAAAGCTGTTACACATTGCAGTTGTGATTGCCATGATTTGTGCGTCCTTTATTAAATCTTATAGAAGTGAGGGGGCAAGTTGCCCTGCCCCCAACACATTATTTAGGCAAGAGTGTCACGGTCTACTTCATTAGCAGACACAGTACCCAAGTCATCAATATCCATTAGGATAGCGAAAACACGAACTTTACCAGCAGTTGTTGTGCCAGTCATTGCTTGCAGGGTAACATCAAGATTATCTGCTGTGCCACCAATTACTACAGGGGCAGTAGTTGCCATTGTAGCATAGTCGCCAACAGATGCACCATCAAAGTCAAACCCGTCAACAAAGTTAGCACCACCACCGATACCAAGGTCAAATGCAGTGTTGGTAGAAGTACCAGCATGTGCTTCAGTAACTTCCATACCTGCACCAAGGATTACAGTGTTAGCTGGAATGGTCAGTACTGGAATAACATCAGCAGCAGCAAGTGCGCCGCCCTTATCAGTTGCAGCTTGTGCAAAATCCAGAATACCCTGAACCATGTAAGGATTGCGACCACGTTGCGAGTTGCCACGTGCTGCAGTTAGTGTATTGTCACCAAGAGCCATATCTCAATCCTCCCTTAAACCAAGTTGATTTTAGCGTTGACAAGAGCCTCTGGACGGAGAATCTTGCGACCATAAAGGTGCATACCACGAACAATGTCAGCAAAGCTGTCAGGGTCACGGTAGGTTTCGGTCTTGTTAATCTGCTCTGCAGTAGCAACAGCAGAATCATGACCAGCAACAATTAAGCCGTAGTTATTAGCATTAGTACCACCAGTTGTGGAAGAACCAGTGCCAATCTCAGGCAAGTTGTTGGAAACATAGACACGGAAACCATGCAGGTTGTTAAGAACCAGACCATTCATCAGACCAGTGCCGCCGAAGTCGCTGTTGAACAGACGTGAGTCTTCATCCATCAGGATTTCTTTAACGATTGGGCTGATTACAAGCCAACGACCTTGTGAGTCTACGTTTTGTTGGTCAAGTTTACGAGCCATACGAGCAATGATTTGCAAAGGATATGCGTTACCGCTACCCAAAACTGCGCCATCATTACCTGCACGTGGACGAATGCCAATGGAAGAGCCTGAAGCACCACCAAAGTCATCAGCTTCCAGCTTCATGCTAGAAAGCAGTTCATCAGAACCTGCAGTTGTGACAGCCTTAGAACCATTAACAGTGGTGTTAACAGTGTCTGGCGTACCATGAATTGCAGATTGCGTGTAACCAGTTAGATAGCCAAGAACGTCTTGGTCAAACTGGTCAGCAAGGCGATAAGCAGCACGGTCACTTGCCAGAGACTGGAAGTTAACGTGTGAATGTGCCTCTTCAATGTCGTCAACCTTAAATGCAAAGTAGTTAGCTTTGTCAATGGTCAGGCTGAAGTCTTCATCGTCAAGGTCTTGTGGAGTGACAGTTGTGCCACGAGCATAAGCCTTAACAGTAATTTCGGGTTCTTTGATAATCTTAACGGAATCACCCATGTTTGCAATCTCACCGAAGTAGTCGGAGTTTGTGATTGCTTCGCAAATAGCAGACTTGCGGAAAGCAAGCTGCACCTGTTTGCTGTAGATTACAGGTGAAAAATTACCGTTAGGAAGATTACCATACCCGGCTGCGGTAGTAAAAGCCATGATATATTCTCCTAATGTTGGCTGTTTTTCGTTACAGATGCAAACTTACCAGACTATTTAGAGGCTGATTTACTATGGGTGCGTAGCATATCTAGTTGGCCTACCAGATAATTAACGGGCCATGCTCTTCAGGTAATCCGTAAGACGGTACTGTTTGCGGTTTTGTGTAAGCAGGTAGCGAACCCACTTACACTAATGTGACTATAGTTATACTGAAAGTAAACTGTTTGTCAACACTTTTTTTATTTATCTGGCAGAACCAGACATATCATAGATAAACTTTCCACTACGGATAGCTTCCATGATTTCATCAGAACGCTTCTCATATTCTTGAGGAGACATCTTTTGAACTTGGGATTCACGTAAATATGTAGATGCCTCATCTTCTTGTGGCTTACTACGTGTGTTACGTGTTTCAACTGATTTTGCTGCATCTTTGCCGTTAGAGGTTTTCTTTGCGGTAATACCTTTGTCAGCTTTATACAGGTCAATTGCTCGTGCAGCAGACTTTGCGTCATTGTCATTATCATACAATGCTTCCTGTACCCACTTAGGCTGTTCTTCAGCCCACTCGTGAAACTCATCACTGTCACGAATAGTGTCAAAGTCAGGATGTAAACGCATTAGTTCTGCTTCAGCTTTTTCTTTCTTTGCAGACGATTGCATATCATCAATTACTTTCATTCGTTCTTCAAGAGCAGATGATTGCTCTTTAGCTTTCTTGATAGCAATTGTTTCAACTATAGCTGCTACGTCAGGATAATTCTTTGCCCATGCGTCAAGGTCTTCGTCAGACTTAGGCAGTTTAATTTCTTTACGTGTAGCACCTTCTAGTTGTTTTTTAAGTTCGTCAATTTGAGTTTGAAACTCTTGTTCTTTTTCCTGCATGTGTCTGCGCAGGTCACCATAACGCTTTTTAAATGTCTTTTCTTCTGCGTTAGTGGGTTCAGCTTCTTTTGGTTCAGCAGTCTTTTCTTCTGTTTCACCACGTTGTTCTTTGAGCATCTGCTCAAGTTCTTCTTCTTCCATTTTGCGTTTTTCTTCGTTAGTATATTTACGATTTGCAAACGCAACTTTCTTTGGTGGCTGCATTTCTTCAGCCATGATTGTTTCAGACATTATGTCTTCTCCTTGCTGGGGCTAACCGTATGCCGTGTTAGGGGGGTTAGGTAGCCAGTTAATGCAACAGATTTATGCTGCTGTTGCTTCAGCTTCCCTTTCATTTAACATTTGCATCATCCAATTTCCTCTATCACCAACATCTGCTCCAATCTCTACAAAGTCAGTAAAAATAGTACCGTTTTCTGCAACCATTAAATGATTAGTGTTCATTAGACTATAGTAAACATCATAATTATCTATTGAAACTTTATTATCAGTATTGCCTACTCGTTTCCAAACACCTTTATCATAAACAGGGTGACCACTAGTAACATGTACATTATTATAATTATACCAATCTTCTAAAGTACCATCACCTTGCATAATAGCGTACACTAAACCGCCTTTATACATTTTATCACCGTATTTAATATCTTCAATAGCTTTTGTAGTACCATCAGCCATTTTAAACATGGTTCCTTTTGCAAAACAACCACCTATACCACTGCTATCGCCTTTTCCAGAACTAGAACTTCCAGAATTTGCTCCTGTGTCTCTACTCCTATCTCTGCTAAAATCTAAACCTGCTAAGTTAGAAGCAAAATCTGTTCCAGAACCAGTATCACGACCAGTCATACCACCATCTTTATCACCCGGAGTAGTGGATGTACCACTTTTGCTGACATCACCAAAACCGGGAGGAGAATATGACTTTGCTCCTGTTATTTCCGCGTATTTATTGTATCTATCTTTGGCTACAGAATTTAATTTATAATATTCTGCTGATGAAATAGGGCCGCCTCTCCAGCCTGACTCTTGCCCTGCTTTTATGTCATTTGCCCAATCTTTAGCATTTGAATAACTTCTAGTTCCAAAATTATTTAATGCGGCACTTCCATCTTCATTTACTGCTCTACCGCGTGAATCAAACACACCACCAGTTACAGGGTCTAAATCACCTTTTTCATAACCTACATATCCAGTAATACCTGTGCCAAGAACTTTTTCATATTCCATTCTTAATTGGTCTTTTGGTCCTATAATATCTCCGGGTGCTTTTTTACCAATAGTTGGTCCTTGAACATCAAACATATTTTTTATAATGTTTCCACCGGGAAGAAGACTTAATATATCTAGTCCACGAGAACCTGTGATAGCAAATCTATCTTTTACTTCAGAAATACCTTGTTGAATTTCTGTAGTAGTTCTACCGCCAACAGTTACATTATCATCTCTACCACCACGGTCTGTTACACGTGTAGTTTCAGTTGTAACTGCAGTAGGTGCAGGTTCTTCTACAGGTTTTTCTGCTTCAGGGTAAAAACCTTGTGGAATTGGATAGATAGGTTGGTCATTTACAAATGGTATCATTCGTACTTGACCCTCTGCATTTACATACTTGCGTAAGTCTTGTTCACCGGGCTGTGGCGTTTTAAGAAAATCTTGTGCCTGCGGTACTTGACCAGTAAAAGTAGGAACTGCTTGTTGCTGCACAGGTTGATAGGTTGTAGGCACTGTAGGTGCTTGATAAGGAACATACTGAGGCTGGTAGTTTTGAAATACAGAAGGCCGCATAGTTTGAATGCCAGTAAAGCCCTGTGGTTGTACAAAACCACCTACCTGCATTTCCATGGTATTATTATACTCTGGTCCATCTTCCATGTCAAGGTCTTCTAAGTCAAAAGGAATGTCATCAGGCAGTGTAGCTTCTTCACTGTTGCCCATCTGCCCCATATCTTCCATCATGCGCAATCCAGCTTTAGCACGTTGACGCATTTCCATTAACTTTTCTAATCCATAGAAACGTACTACATCGGCAGGAAAAACAAACTCACCTTCACTTAACTGTGCAGGAATGTCATCTCGTACTTCTTCTTGCGTAGAGCCGACTGGTACATCGTTACCTGATACGGGGTCTATTGTACCACCTTCCTGCATAAGACCACCGTCTTCAAACATTTCCATTTGTTTTTCAATTGACATGCCACCCTCATTAAACTTATATTTGAAATTTAAAGCAAGTTTTTTTAAATCTTTTTCGTATTCTAAAGGAGTATATCCAGCATCAATTCTAGCTTCTAAACCTTCTACGCCAAAAATATCTTGAAGTGCTAAAAATCCATCATAACTATTACCTTTAAGTTTACCACTACCAAATTTTATTTTTTCTGGCACACCATACTCTCTTAACTCTTTTGGTGTTGTAATCGTACCTTTATTGCTGGTTAAATTAGCACCTAGTCCATATGAAGTATTGTTTTCAGTTGTACCCGTAAACCCTAATCTACCAAATAAATTTTTTTGTTTTAATTCTGCTTTTAGTGGTTCATTATTCAATTCGCCAAAATCAATATTTTTACTTGTGGTTTCTCCTGATAAATTAACTTCAGGTCTAAATAACTTACTAAACAAAGGTTTTGTTTGTTTTTCAATTGCCATGCCACCCTCGTTCATTAAAGTATTACTTCGTTCTTGCGCAGCCTCAAGTGCTTCTTCTAAAGTATCATGCCTACTTGTAGGTTTAATTTTACCATCCATTAGCATTTGTTTAATTTCATCTTCGCTGTACTCTACTCCATCATGAATAGATGGAGCATTAACATATGCATTTTCACCAAACTTTATTGTTACAGATTTTTCGGATACAGACTCACCTTCAGGAGTTTTGTAGACATCTTTACCAGCAGTTGTTTTTTTACCAGTTTTAGTGCCTACTTTTTTATTAGCCATTTACTGCTTCCCTCAGTTTCTGTAAGCTACGTAATACTGCAATAGCACCTTGCGCACGATGCATTAGAATTGTATTGTCACCTTGTTCTAGCGTTCTGTGTTGTTGCTCAATCAACGCATCAAGATAATTATTGAAGTGTTCCCATTGCTTGCTGTTGCTGACCAGCGGCTTCAGCTTGCTGTACATTTCCTTGTCCATTTGCACTAAATCCTTGTTCACCCGGTAATGGTGCTTGTCCTACACCTATTGTTCCACCACCTGCACCAGTCATATCCATGGCATCCGCACCAGCAGGTGCTTGTCCTTGTGGCTGTGCAGTTTCTTGCATACCCTTCATAATTTCAGCTTGAATGGCAGCATCACTCATGTTGTTGGTAACTTTATCGGGGTCAAGTTCCATAGACTTTGCAATTTCACGAATAATGTAAGGAAACTTTGCAAAGGGTGCAAGTGCTGGATTACTAGCAACTTGCAAGAACTGCATAAGCCGTTGACTACGCACTTCGTTAGCCATAAGACTTTCAGTTCCTCTTGCTTTGACTTCCAAATCACCTTTAATGTCTGGGTCAAAGTCAAACTGCATATTAAATCTAAACAAGCCCTCTCCTAATGGCTTGAGAAGATAATCATCAACATTCTTAATAACTGTTTTAATTGAACCTGCAGCAGCACCCATAAGCATTGAGATACCACTAGCAGTACGTCCTACACCTTGAATGCCTGTCTGCCCATGCGCAAAGGATGGAAATCCTGTGCTTTCATCTGCCAGTACACGAGCCTTATCAAACATCATCATGTTCTCACTAGACACGTTAGGATACTTTGTACCAAAGATAGCCTGTCCCGGTGCGCCACCTTGTCTGCGAAACACTTTACCCGGATATACAGATAAGTCTTGTCCCGGCACTAGATTTGTTTCATCAATCTCAATAAGCAAGTTACCTGACAATACAGCATTATCCACAGCCATACGCATAAAGCCATTCATCAGTGTCTGCGTATCATCCATGTTTTCTGCAATGCCAATGCCAAAGAATGAATATGGATTCAGTTCATATGGTGCAGCGTGATATGGAATACGGGCTGGCTTAAATGGATTAAGTACCATACGAATCAAATGATTATTACAAATCCAGACATTGGCTTGTAATTCATCGAAGTCTGACATTTCTTTTGGAATAACTACGCCTTGCTCTTTAAGCATCTCAACATCAACCATGCCCCAATACTCAAGGACTTCAAAACGGTCAATGCCATGCTCTGGTGCATAGTCTTCTAAATCATCTTCCCAATATTTCTTAGTGTAATTTTCTCCCATAGTAATAACTTGGTCAATTACTTTGCTACGGAAGTATGGTCGTCTTTTTAGATTGCGTAATTGAGAACGTGACATCTTATGACGTTCAATTACAAACTGTGCTTCATCCATATTGTTTGCATCTGGGTCTGGATAAAAGTTCCAGACAGATACATGAGAAATTTGCGGAACGGTTTTAATTACTGGATTGTACTCACCAGCATCATCCCAATTAGGATATTCTTTATCAACAGCAAATGGACCTTTCATAACGCCAGTACCAAACAATGCCATTTCAAATGCAGTGCTACGCAGATATTTATTGGCACTTGATTCTTCTAACTGGTCATGAATTTTTTGCTGCATCCTTTTAGCAGCAACCATTGCTGGACTAAACGTAACTGCTGTAGGTGTAGTACCCGGACCTTTTTGCAACTTGTCTTCAACAGGACGAAGTTTATTTGCAAGAGAACCAAGACGCTCTATTAATGTTTTAGAAGTTGCCCCAGCAGGTAATTCTTGTCCATCACCTTTGTAACCATAAGGGCTTTGCATTTCTTGCATAGCTTGGTCAGGTGCTTGTGGGTCAAAATGTACATCACCTTCTACACCTTCTGGTAATTCTGTAGGTTCAATAGAAAGGGGAAATTTATTGTTAGCAAATAAAACGTCTACAATCTGACCATATGCAGCAAGTGTTTTTGTTTTTGTAACTTTGATAAAGACACGTGACTTTTCAGCTTCTGTAAACTGTACATCTGGACCATACAAACCGCGATAGTTACGATATGCTTTTAACCAACGCTCTTCATCTTGATAACGATAGTCTTCAGCACGTCTGTATTTTTCAAGAATGATTGGTACAATCTTAGATACCTCTACATCACTTTCTGTAGGGTTATCTGTATCCTCTAATGAGATAGCATCGTCCTCAATCATAATGTCATCATCAGCCATGTTTTAATTCCTTAGTATCCAAATGTTGAATCTGCTACTCGCATTCCACCGCCCGGTCTTCCCATAGGGTCATAATCAAATATACTAAACCTTGGTCTTGACATTATACCATATCTTAGCGCATCATACAAGTGGTCTTCTGAATGCGTGTCAATATCCTCTGGATTCTTTTTGTCAATGGGCAAGGACGGTAACTGTGCGACAATGTTCGTGCAATTATTAAAGAAGACAAGTCTTGGTTCCTCTGTGTATTCATCTACCTGTAGTCTACGGTGTATTTCGTTTTTACCAGCTACGCGACTACCTTTACTTCTGTCTGAAGGTCTCCAACGACATCCTCTTTGAATCATTTGTTCAGCAAGGCTAGGACCAGTATCCCCACGCTTATGCCAAAGAGAAGAATCAAGAACCCCGTACTTGATGTTTCCATCCCCTGCCTCCAAATCTAGTATCATTTCAGCCAAGTCTGTCGCAAGTATCTTTGATACGTAAAGTTCTCTGTAGACGATAAGTTGTTCTGAAGGTGCGACTGCAAACCAAAGTACACCAGAAAAAGACCCGTAGCCATAGTCACAAGCCCTAAACTTAACCCAGTTACTAGGGATGTGAAAAGGTTCAACAACATGAATATCACGATTGAACTCAGTAAAGGCTGCTCCTTCTTTAATATCCCAATCGCCTTCCAAAAGCTGCCTACGCTGTTGCTCTGGTAAGGAAAGAAGCATGGCTTCGTAATCACCGCCCGAAGAGAGGTATGGGTTATCAGATAATCTTGCAGGGATAAAGCGTCTTTTAAATAAAGACTTTCCAGCTTTCTCATGTCCAGCTGGGTATCGTAACACCTCTCCTGTTTCAATGTCTGTCGCATCGAATGCCTTTCCATATGGGGCAGGGTCAATGAACATTTTCTTGACCCAATGATGTCCCCGTCCACCGGGGTTAGTTGTTGCCCTCATAAAGATTGGCAAGTCTGGTGCAGTGGACCTTAGACGAGAACGCATATAGTTCCATGCGTAGGGTGTGGACCACTGTGTTAATTCGTCAAACCCTATCCAGCTAAATGCCAGACCCTGATAACGCAAGACATCTTCATCTCTATCCAGATAAGACATCCACAACCTTGCGCCAGATGGTGCAGTCCACTGCATCTTTCGTTCTGACCACTTAATACCGGGCCAGATTTTTGGGTACAACTCCTGCGATTTAAATATAAGTTCTCGCAGTTCTTCAGTTGTATGTCGTAACATCAATCCACTAAATTGTGGATGCCCCATGTATCGTAGTGGGTCAGCAAGCATGGCGTATGACTTACCGCCCCCTGCACTGCCGCCGTAGAGAACTTCACGTTCCGATGCGGCAAGAAATTCTGTTTGTGGTCCGGGGTTAGGCTTGAAGAGTACGTTTGCTGTCTCTTCAATACTAGCTGTTTCATACTGAGTTTCATGTGAAACAGGTACAGTTTCTTTTATTTCAACCGTTGGCTTTTGCGCCTGTTCTTTCTTCTTTGAGGGCTTCCGCTTTGGCAATTGCCTTTTTCGCATAGTCTGCCCACTTGCGGAGACTTGCAGCTTGGTTCTTACGCTGTCGCTCATTATCTAACCGTTTCCTCAAACCCACATGTGAAATATATCTGCCACTGTTCTTACTTAACCAGTTAGCTACTTCACGATATGAATACTGCCTTACATGTTGTCTTGCTTTTTCTAGCAAGTCTAGTTCAGTCTTGATGGGGTCAAGTATGTCGGGGTCATCATCGTTCAGTTTATAACCAAATGGTACAGTCCGTGCTATGCGTGGTATCTGTACCCATTCGTTTTCTTCTTTAATATCTGTCGGCTGTGGAAGTTTCCATTTGCCTATACTGCGTGTCATTTTCTTTTACGTCTGTCCACTGTAGAAAGAACCATACCACCTTTGCGATAGTCAGATGCTCCACGAGATTTTTTAGTTACTGCTCCACCTTTATTATAGTCAGAACCAAAACCCATATAATTGTCTATAATCTCAATTATTTCAGATTTTGTTAAACTGTCAATTTCGTAATCGTCATCAGAGAACTCCATCTCTCGCAAAGCATTTCGGAGTGTTTTTACACCTGCTTTTTTGTAACCTTTTCGTAAGGTTTCTTCTGAATCCATTAAACCCATTAGTCATCATCCTCTTCTGTGTTTGCTTTAGGTGGCATAAGCATAACACCGCCACTTGTTTTGACTTCCATCTTTTCTGTTTTTACCAAACCTACACGGTCAAGTAATTCTTTGGCAGCAGCCATCTTATCACGAATACCAAGTTCAGTTGGGTCGTACAGCGCACCTGTCATTGCAAGTGCAGCCTTTGGCGCATTACGTGCCATGTACATCTGAGTGGCTTCAAGAATCTCTTCTTTCAAACCTTTTACAATAGATGTAGTAGGTGTACCATCAGAATAGCCAGCAAGTTTTTTAGCGGCAACCATGTCACCACCTGCCTCGTCAAACAGTACGTCTAAAAACTTCTGCTGCTTTTCGTTTAACTCTCTAGCCATTTACTTACCTTTTTTCAAGCAAGCCTTTGCCTTCTTGCATTTAGCAGGTGTCTTACAACCTTTACACAATTTCATTGCATTTCTCCTGAATACATTGCGTGGGCTAATTTTGTACTACGTGATTTTACCTGACTTGCCCACCTGCTGTCAAGCATTTCTTTTGATGCAACTGTAAAATTATTATCATGTATAGCAGCCCACATCTTTTTAAACTTACACAGACGAGGCACACCCATATTAAATGCCATGTCCATGAGTACAAGTTGACGTACAGCGTCTAATCCTGCGATGCAAGGATGGGCATCCAGCAGTTCTTTTTCGACAATCTGTACGTCATTCTCTGCTAGAAGTATGGCATCTGCTTCTGTAATGCCAAATGAATACACG